CAGAAAATTTGGAAATTGCCAACTGTTATTTACAGCTACAAAGCTCAGACGCAGTTGCTGATGAACTAGACATACCCAAAAGCTTAGTCACACAAACGCTAGCACGCAGAGAAGTCAAACAGTACATTGACAGTGTATTCTTTGACGTAGGTTACAACAACCGTTTTCAAATGCGCCGTGCTATGGATGCACTAATCAAAAAGAAGTTTCAAGAGCTGGAGGAAGCCGAAACAGGCAGCTCAAAAGACATAGCTGAGCTACTAATGATGAGCCACAAAATGACCATGGAATTACTAGACAAGCAAATTGAACTGGAAAAACTACAAGCCAACACAATAAAAAATCAAGTTAATGTGCAAATTAACGAAGTTGGTGACGGCACACGCTATGGACAACTTATAAAACAACTGGTAATGCCAGAAAGTCAAAATGCTAACCATAAGTAGACCAGACATATCAGCAGCAGCTATCACTGAGTATCCAGCAGACACACGCTTTATAAAGTTGCCTATCACCAACTACTTAAAACTGCTGCCAGCAGTAGACCCTGTGAGTGGTGCCTCAACCACAGCTTGGGATCAAATCAACCGCGCGCAAATAGCCTTAATCAACGCAGTTAACTGTCCCAGCTACCGATTCGTCTGCGCTGCACTAGCACGCAGATTGGGCAAAACTTACGTGGCCAATGTAATTGGACAGCTGGTTATGTTGGTGCCTGGCTGCAATATTTTAATTATATCGCCCAACTATACTTTGAGTTCAATCAGTTTTGAACTGCAACGCAGATTAATCAGAAGTTTCGATTTGGAAGTTGAACGTGACAACGTAAAAGATAAAGTTCTAGAACTTGCCAACGGTTCTACTATTAGGCTGGGCTCACTATCAACAGTGGACAGTTGCGTAGGTCGCAGTTATGATTTAATTATTTTTGATGAGGCGGCACTAGGCGATGGTGAAGCTGCGTTTAACGTAGCCCTGCGCCCTACCTTGGACAAACCTGGCAGCAAAGCAATTTTTATTTCAACACCTCGTGGCAAAAACAACTGGTTTTCAAGATTTTTTGATCGTGGGTTTTCGGACAGCTTTCCAGAGTGGTGTTCCCTAACAGCTGACTATACAGAAAATCCACGTATGAGTGCAGCTGATGTGGCTGAGGCTAAATCAGTAATGAGTCATAGTGAATTTGCTCAAGAATACATGGCTTCGTTTAGTACCTTTGAAGGTCAAATATTTAGTTTTGACAGAACCGCACAAGTTGCCGAATATGTACGCGAAGACCAAGACGAAATTTTTGCAGGATTGGACCCAGGTTACAAAGATCCCACAGCTTTTGTGGTGTTAGCCTACCGACCAAGCACTGAGCACTACTATGTCATAGATGAATATCAAGATGCACAAGCTACTACTCTGCAACACGTTGAACGAATGAGTGAACTGATCACACGTTGGTCAATTGACAGCATATTTATTGATAGTGCAGCAGCACAAATGGCAGCTGACTTAGCTTATACCTACGACATAGCCACCATAAAAGCCAAAAAAGATGTGCTGCCTGGCATTGCTGCAGTGCAAACACTAGCCGATCAAAATCGTATTACAGTAGCACCACACTGTACGCATACTTTATACATGTTTGACCAGTATCGCTGGGATAGTCGTGAAACTGTTAAACGTGAACGTCCTGAGCACGGCTTGGCATCGCACATGGCCGATGCTTTACGCTACGCTGTTTATACTTATACCATTTAGTGCTGGCACAAACGCTTTTTTATTAAAGCGAAAAAAATTTACTACTTGACAATTTTGTGTATTGGTGGTACAATACTACATAAGAAAACTGCATATATAAAAAATGGCTAAAAATACTTCAATGGCTCGTATTCCTGTTAAGTGGGTCAGAGATAAAGCAAAAGCTGCTTATGAAAAAGCTGACACCTGCTGGATATGTGGCACCACGCAGGACCTAGAACTACACCACTTTCACTCAGTTACCCTGCTGCTTAATAGTTGGGCTGTGAAAAAAGGTTATGATATCAGCACTGATAGTGGCATTTTAGCAGTACGTGATGAATTTATTGCCGAACACCACGATGAACTATACAACCAAGTGCGTACACTTTGCAATAAACATCATGTACGTCTGCATGCAACTTTTGGCAAAGCGCCAGCTGCTGGCAGCGAAGCTCGTCAGGCACGTTGGTGTGATCGTCAGCAAGCTAAAGCTCAGGGTCTAGAAACCGCCACCACAAGTTCATTTTTTAGCGAATTTACATAAGGAATAAAAATGGCTTGGTATGATCGCGTTACTAGTTGGATACAAAAGCTAAATCCAGCCCAAGAAATAATTTATCGTCAAGAAGGCATCAGAGTTGGTAGTGATGCACCTGCCAACTACAGACAAAGTTTTAAACGCTTAGAAACAGTAAACCGCGGCACTAACTTAATTGTTAGTGGCTGCAGCAGTTTAGACTATGACGTAAAAGACAAAGTGTTAACTGATGTTAACAGCGGCATGCGTCAAAAAACATTAGTTAACCTACTAAACTACAAACCCAATCCTTACCAAAGCGTACAAGATTTTCGCGCTAACTGTTTTACAGACTTTATCTTAGAAGGTAATATATTTATCTACTTTGATGGGGTTTACTTATACCACTTGCCTGCGGCAATGGTACAAATAAATCCCGATGAAAAAACTTTTATTAAAAGCTATACCTACAACAACATGCAAGAATATCGCCCTGAGGAGATTATTCATGTAAAAGACGTCTGCAGCACTAGCATTTATCGTGGCACCAGCAGATTGGTAAGCGCAAACAGATCAATTGAAATTATGTATAAAATGCATAGTTTTCAAGAACAGTTTTTTGATAATGGTGCAGTACCTGGAATGGTATTGACCACAGAAAATACACTCAGTCAAATAGCAAAACAAAAAACAATTCAAAACTGGTCAGCCAACTACAGCCCAAAAAATGGTGCTCGCAAGCCTATGATTTTGGACAGCGGCTTAAAGCCTAGCAATGTTTTAAACACAAGCTTTCAAGAAATGGATTTTGATAACTCAATCAAAACTCATGACGTAAAAATTTTAAAAGCCCTAGGTGTACCAAGCATATTACTAGACGGCGGAAATAATGCAAATATTTCTCCAAATATGCGACTGTTTTACCTAGAAACCATTATGCCCATAGTTCGTAAGTATATTTCTGCAATGGAAAGATATTTTGGATATGATATAGATGCTATTACTTCAAACGTATCAGCCTTGCAACCTGAGCTTAAAGATATAGCTGCTTATAATGTTAGTTTAGTTAATGGTGGTATTATTACTGCCAATGAAGCTAGAACAGAATTAAGATACAACGCTATTAGTGGGAATGATACACTGCGAATACCAGCTAATATAGCAGGTTCAGCAGTAGATCCAAGTTTAGGTGGTGCGCCACCCAAAGATTCCCAGCCAAGTTAAAGCATACAAAGGAGTATGATGAATAAAAACAAAGTATTATATGTAAATAGTACTTTTGCTAAACAAATAACCCCAGAGTCAACAGACGGTATACAAAGTGTTTATATTGAAGGCTACGCAAGTACCACAGATGTAGACAGAATGAACGATGTTATACCTAGTGCAGTTTGGGAAAAAGGCATATCCAACTACTTAAAAAATCCTATTATATTATCGCAACATGACCATGATGATCCTATTGGCAGAATGGTTGATTATAGAATAGATTCAAAAGGTTTGTGGGTTAAAGCCAGAATCTCAGCCGCAGCTGATGAGGTTTATGGTTTAGTAAAAGATGGTGTAGTAACCGCATTTAGTGTTGGATTCAGGGTCATAGACGCTGCATACGATGCTGCAACAGAGCTGTTTGTAATCAAGGAACTTGAACTAGTAGAAATATCAGTTGTATCAATTCCTGCCAACCAGAATACTCTATTTAGTTTGTCTAAAGCATTTTCAGATGCTGATGAGTACAAAAAGTTTAAGTCCCAATTTATAACGGCAGATGACTCAGCTAAAAAGCTCGAAAGTTTGCCTCCTGTAAATTTAAAATCATATAAGGAAGTCGAAATGACAGAAGATCAAATCAAACAAATGGTAGCAGACGCTGCCGCTGCTGCAGCCCTAGAAACAACTAAGGCTCTAGAAGCAAAACAAAAAGCTGAAGCTGATGCAGCTGAACTAGATGCTCGTTTAAAAGCCATCGAAATTCAAACTGCTGAATCAGGTGCAGAACGTCTAATGGCTGAAATCGAAAAGCGTTTCGCTGATCAAGCAGCCTCAACAAAAAGCATGCTAGATGGCCTACAAGGTGCTATCTCTGAAAAAGCTGCTGAAATTGAAGCTATCCAAAAGTCAAAAATGACTTTTGTTGACGGTAAAGAAAGCGGACCTTCTTACAAAGAAAAAGAAAATGCAGTTTTACTTGCTAACTTTTCTCGTAAAAGTTTAACAGATACAAAATACGCACAAGATCTAATTCAAAAATACGGTCAACACTTGCCAAGCGCTACTTGGGAACTAGAAGTTAGCCTAAACATGGAAGAAGATATTCGTCGTAAGTTGATTGTTGCTCCACTATTCCGTACAATTGACATGAAAACCAACGTCATGACAATTCCTTTGAATCCAGACGCAGGTTTGGCTAACTGGGCACAAAATAGTGATTTCGGTGCTTCAGCTTCTGCTGGTAGTACTTCAGCTACTACAACTGGTACAATTGGTTCTGGTAGCCCACACGCAATCAAAGAAATTACTCTAAACGCATACAAAGTAGCTACAAAAGAGTATTTAAACTACGAAGAAG